ACACCAGAAACTATGTAATATCTTCTAACATTACCTTGACCGTCATCATCTAAAAACATTTCGTTTGTTGTATCGCCATCAACTTTAAAACCTGTTGATTCTAAAATACCACCAGCCGCTGAATTGTGGCCAGAGTGAGGATTGTATAAAGCATTTCTAAAATAAACATTATATAGAGTTGAACTATTTAACGTTGGTGTAAATTCTTTTCTAATTTTTAAAGTTGTTATATTTGATAATATTGATGTGTCAGTATCATCAATAGCTTTTGTTACTTTTGAGTATCTAAACACACTATCAAATTTTTGTAAATTTGATGTATTAAAATTTGTTAAAGTAGTTGTAATATCAGATTTTAACGTATCAGACGTTTTAGTTGTGGCATTAGAATCATATTTAACATTACTTGTTAATAATATTTTTGTTGTTTCTGGATCAACTATTTCAGGTGTTACTGAAGCAACGTTAAACTTTTTTAATTGAGTTACTAAATCTAATTTAGTAGCATTTGTTAAAGTTGAACCTGAAGCAGCCTTTATAGAAATTTTTACCGTACCATAAACAGGTGTTTCTTCGTCTTCACCACCCCAAGCTGAAACGGCCTGAGCATTTGGATATAACTCTAAAATTTTTGTTTCGTAATCACTTGTTGTAACTGCTCTATCTTGTGCTGAATATTGTAAAGGCGCATTAAATCTAATTGACTCTTTTGTTTGTGGTTCAGAACCACCTTGAGCATTTGAAACGGTACTAATTGATACATTTGAAAAACCACCAATCGCTCCTGATAAAGCAAAACTTGAAGCACCATTGGCTGCTGTTTTATTTGTAACAACATATTCTAAAATTACAATATTACCATCTGCTAAAGATTTACCTACAATACCATCACCAAAATAAACTTCAAATTTACCTTCGTCACTTTCTTGTAAAAAATAAACTTTACTTGTTGAAGTTAAACCTACAATACCAGTTGCTTTTGTATAAACTTGTGTTGTAGTATCGCTAGATGAATTTTGAATTGAAACTTTTAAAGTTGTTACATCAGCATTTATATTTGGTATTTATAAACACCTTCAGACGGTGAAATTGTAGTTGAAGCATTTGTAACAAATTGATAAGATGTACCATCAATTGTTGATGTAAACACCGTGCCTTTGGCCATTGTTACGGTAGCACCTGTTCCGTTATTAATTGTAATATCAATATTTGCTGTTGGTGATTTTGCTGATGTTGGAGTATAACCTAACATTTTAGCTAACGACACAATATTTTTTCTTATGTCAGCAGAATCTAAATACATTTCATTTGCTAACATATTAGCATTGAAACCTAGATAGTGTGTGTTGTAAGCTAAAAGGTCTAATAGAACGGCAAAACCAGAACCTTCAAAATCGTAATCCTGAAACTCTGATTGACTTTGTAAAAATGTTTTTAAATTAGTTTTTACATTATCAAAATCTAAATCTGAAACTGTTAATTTATTTGAAGCCATATTATCTTATTCTCTGTAAAGTTGTTAATACCGTAACAGGATTTGCTATGTTCATACAATAGAAAACCACTCTTACCTCTATAGCGTTTCTATCAGGACTTTCTGTTACAATTACCTGATCTAATCTTACTCTAGGCTCATAATTTGTAATTACTTCTTCTATTTTTCTTCTTAAAAAAATACTTGTAACTGGTGTAAATGGTTCAAATAATAATTGTCTAGCACCACAACCTAACTCTGGATGAAAAGGCCTCTCATAAAAATTAGTGTTTACTAAATTTCTAACACTTCTTTTGATAGCCTCAACATCTTCAATTTTTACTACATCATTTGTAACCGTATTTCTAGTAAAATCTAAATTTAAGTCTTTAAAAGTCCTAACACTTTTATTACTTTTATTCGTTACTGAAGCGTCATAGTTTGCCATATCGCTTAATATTTATAAGTTTATCCTGAGAATACGTTAGAAGAACCTGAAGTCATTGCTCCAGCGTCAGCACTATCGCCTATTCTTGCTAATGCCTTACCCTCTACAAATACCGTTGAAGAACCAGCATTTACAACTGCTGTGTGATTAGCACAAGGTGGGCTTGGTGGAAAAGGGTGTGGTACAGTTGAGTCTGTAACTCTAGCCATTAGTAAACTATTAGCAAATACCGTTGATTGACCAGGTGTTGTTAATGTAGTTGTTGAACTACAAATATGACCTGTGCTTAAACTATCACCTTTTCTACAAGCTGCTGGCATTATCTTCCTTGGCCGTTATAAAATTTTAGACTTCTTTTTTTGTGTTTGTTCATTGAACTCATTTTACATTTACGTTTTTTAGACGCTTGAGAAGTCTTTTTTGGTATACTTTGATGAGCAACATAGTTTTTAGCCATTTTTGCCATTATCTTCTAGCCTCCAACGCTGCTTTTTTAGCGGCTCTCTTTTTTTCTAAAGCAATTGATTGTCTAATCTTTCTTCCCATAGGAATTTCAACAGATTGAGCAATTTTTTTGCCTTTTTTACTAATATATTCAACACTTATAAATCTATCTTTGTAATCACCTTGTACCGACATAACGGCCTTCTTTAAACTCATTGATTCTTTTTCTTTTTCTTCACCTGCTTCGTTCCAAAACAGATATTTTCTCATTTTTGCCATTTTTTAAGCTCCATTAAATAAATCTTCAGGTATTGTTTGTTTTTTTTCTTCTTCAATGTGTCGGCAAGTTGAACAACAGATAATTTTTTCGTTTTTTCCGTAATCCTGTTCACAATCTTTATCACAATGACAAATATGCCCACAATTTTGACAATAATCCATAGATTTTCCTTTTTATCACTATTTATCTTAAAAATTACAGATCATTTTACCACTTTTTAAGTTGGTTTCTGCTAAATTTTCAATATTTTCAACGGCTGATTCGCCAATTTTCTCTAAATCTGGCGAAAATTGACAATTTTTGATATTCCTTGAGCAGGAAGTGAACAAAACCAGAACAATTATACAAAAAATAGCGTTTTTTTTCATTTTTTTGTGATTTTTTATTTGACAAACCTATTTATTTGTGGTATATTGGACGAGTAATGACAACAAAAACACTAAAAAAAGGAAACACTATGAAAAAGTTTTATGAATATATGACAATCATAATGGCAACTATTGGTACTTTGTGTATGGTAGGTGCTGTTGGCGCTATTGATGGCGGATACAATGGTATACCAATGAATGATAATTGGTTATTATGTGGTCAATTGGCCTTATTGGGTATCGCTAGTTATGGTTTAGCGTTATACTCTCAAATCTTATACTCGGAGGCAAAATAATGATATTAGTTGATAAAAAAGCTGACACTTTAGAACAAGGTATTAATAATATGATGGCTGGTGCCAAAGATGATTATGTTAAAATGTCAACATCTAACGGTAAAAAAGAGTTAGTTGGTTATTCTAAAGAACAGGTTGATAATTGGGATAGTAAGACAAAAGTAAGTATGGGTAAAAAGTACATAAAGATTGTACAAGATACTGGTGTATTTGCTTTTATTGTAAAAGAAGACTTTAAACATTTTAAAAAAGGTGATATATTAAAAGCGGCTGGCTATAATGCTCCAGCTTTAAACTCTGCTAGAGGTAATGTATTAAACGGTGATTATGCTATACAATGGACAGGTCCGTTATATATGGATACTCAAAGAAGATTGAGAGGTTAAATGTTATACGCTGATAAAATTATGAATACAGAAAGATATAAAGAACTCAAAGATGTGGGTAATAAGATTGCTAAAAAATACTTATCTACAAAATATGAGGCTAGTGTTGCTAAGGGTATACCTATGAAGTATCTATCTTTCTTTAAAGAGTTTTCTAAAAAAGTAAAACCTTTAAGAATTAGATATAGAGGTAAATCAAAACCTGGCTATAGACGAGTTTCTTCTTTTTGCCATATGGCTTATGCTGACTCTTTTGCTATCTATCATAGATAGACGAGCAGACATAGTTTAGTGGTAAAACGTCTGAATGTGGCTCA